TTCTTCTGCTTCTTGTTCTGGTAATGCTGCCACTGCAACTAACTTAAGTACAGGAAGAACTAATTGGTCCACAAATGGAACTATTACTGCTGTCGTTGGGCAACTTTCTTGGAAAAACTATGGAAACAGCCACACAATCTTTGATGCTTCTGCTAGTACTTCTCCTGATGGTGGAGCAGTAAATAATACCAACTCTCAAGTTGCTTGGTCTTCAACATACCCAACATTGATGGGTTGGAATGGTGCAAATACTTATGGTGTTCGTGTTGATTCTGCAAGAATTGCCGATACTGTAACAAATGGTTTTTACACAACATCATCATTCAACTTAGGTACAACTTCTATTGCCGTTAACCGATCATCCGCCACTCAAAGTTTAACGGGAATAAACATTGACGGTAGTTCTGGTTCTTGCACCGGAAACGCGGCGACCTCAAGTCAGACCTTTGTTAGTAGTGCTGGTATAAGTGGATCTTGGAGCATTCCATTAGTTTCTGGTACTGGAAACTCTACATTATACTTAAGTAGCGGTCTCACATATAACGCATCAACAAATACACTGACAGCAACTGCTGGATCTTTCAGCGATACTGTTACTCTAACTACAAAACCATTCTTCCGCAATGTTCCAACGATTGCCGCAGATTATACAGTAACTACAACATATAATGAAATGAGTATTGGACCAATTACTATAAATAGTGGTGTAACGGTCACGGTAAATAGTGGTGCCACTTGGACGATAGTATAAAATTATGAGTCTTATAAAAACAAATGCAATAACAACGGTTGCCGGAAAACAAATCCTGAATAGTACTGGAAGTATTCTGCAGGTGGTTCAATCTTGGGATGATACTGTTAGGAGTGGTGGTGGAATTGTATATCCATCTTACACAACTATAGCAAGTCCACAAGTTACCATAACTCCATCAAGTTCTACAAATAAAATTTTACTTATTGCTCAAGTGACTTTTGCTAGTGGTGCTGCTGGTAATTTTTATGATACAACTTATAGACTATCTAGAAATGGAACTGGTATAGGAAATGCCACAACTGGATCTTTAGGATCTATTGGTATCAATGCAAGAGAGCAATATGAATTGGGAAATGGTTCAATTTCTTATTTGGATTCTCCAGGAACTACATCAGCAGTGACATATGCCATTCAAGTTACTACTTCAGATGCGGGCCATAACTGGAAAATTAATGAGTCTGGCGCTGGTGATGACCGAGGAGTAAGTTGCATTATAGCAATGGAGGTGTCATATTGAATTATTTACATCAAGCAGTTTCTAATTTGGCGAATGGTGCCATGTATCAAATGGCAGGAGAAGATTATAGTGGTCTTCAATGGTTAGAAAAACCAGTATATGAAGGTGGTCAAAAGAAACCAAGTAGATTAGAAGTTGAAGCAGAAGTAGCACGACTTCAAAAGGAATGGGAAGACACCGAGTATCAAAGACTTCGTGCTACAGAATATCCTCCAGCAGTTGATTATCTTGATGGTCTTGTGAAGGGTGATACAGAACAGATGCGGGAATATATAGATGCGTGTCTTGCTGTGAAGGCAAAGTATCCTAAACCAGAGGGTGTTGAATAATGAGTACCATAAAGACTAATGCGATACAAACAATAGCAGCAAAACCCATACTGAATAGTACTGGAAGTGTGATTAATGTCTATCATGCTTATGATACCACTCAAGCATATTATGCTCAAAATGCTGATGTTAATTTAACTGGATTATCAATTACATTAACTCCAACCAGTACAAATAGTAAGTTTATTTTGCAGTCAGTTATATCTATGACTACTAATTATGTTATTGGATTCGGTTTCAAGAGAGGTGGAACTAGAATTGGTAAAGCAACTGCAAATATTCAAGCTAATATGGGTACTAATTTAACAAATATATGGTTCATTGCACACCAAAATAATGGTTATCTATTTGAACAACCTGTTATTGATGTAGATACTCCAAGTACTACATCTTCCATAACTTATACCCCATTCTTCACCAATAATTGGGCAAATATTGCCCGAGGTGCTTATTATAATCAAAGAGCTGATAATGATATGGGTTCATCAAGTTCATTCACAATATTTGAGGTAGTAGGATGACATCTAATTTTTTAATTGAAGCAATTCATTCCCTTGCTCCAAATTGTCAGTTTTCTATTTCTAATTTTGATTATAACACTTTAATTTGGTCTGATGAAAATGAACTACCTCCACCAACGGAAGAAGAAGTTCAGGCAGAAATAGAAAGACTTCAAGCAGAATATGAATACAATCAGTATCAAAGAGATCGTGCTATTGCATATCCTTCTATTAAAGACCAATTAGATGTGCTGTATCATCAAGGTTATGATGGTTGGAAAGCAAGTATTAATGAAGTGAAAAATAAATATCCTAAACCAGGAGAAGACTTATGAGTTTATTGAGAGTCAATTCAATTCAAACTTTATCAGGAACTGCTATATATCCCGTTCCTGAGAGTTCCGACATCACCGTCACTTATGGTGTTAATTCCGGAACTACAACTTATGTTTATCCTCCTGCAGGAAAAGCAATGAATCAATTGATTGGATTTATTCCTTCTAGTCGAACAATTTATTTTAATGGTGATGTGGATGCCAACGATAGTTTGTATTGCTATTATACTATCCAAGCATCAGCAATAGAAGTAGTATGTTTTAATAATGAACAAAGAGACACACCCACGGTTAATTGGATGGCAATCTGGTCAGCATAATTTTTAAGAAAAACAAATGAACACACAAAAACAATTATATCTTTTAGTAGAAAATGACATCGCATTTTCAATTGTTGATTATATTCCAAATGCTCCACCTACTGTAAAGTGTTATGAGGTATCTGGGGAAGATTATCGCAATTTTTTAGATAATGGTTACAAATTTAATTCAAAAACAGAAAAATTAGAACCACCTTCAGAAGAAGAAACTATAACAAAATTGTGGCAGAATGTTCGCAATAAAAGAAATAGTCTTTTATCCTATAGTGATTGGACTACTCTTCCAGATGCTCCAATTGATAAAGAACTTTGGTATGAATATCGCCAAAAACTTAGAGATATGCCAAATAATTTTTCAGATCCAAGAGAGGTAGTTTTTCCGGAAGAACCAAAATGAATTATAGTGATGATTGGTTATTTGAAACTTATATTACTAAAGAAGAAGTTAAAAAAATCAAAAAGATTTTATCCGAAACAATAGTAGAAAATAGAATACCAAATAGATTTGAAATTCAAAGCACTACGGGAGATATTCAACAATATTCTTTGCATAAACTTTTAGATTCTCACATTCATGATCTAGTCAAATCCAAAACCAAAGAAATTTTAATAGAAAATAATATCTTAAAAATAGAAAATAATTTAAATCACAAAGCATCTTGGACCGTTTATGGTCAGGAAGGATCTTATCATACAACCCACAACCATTCACAAAAAGGATTTGAATCAAAAATATCAACGGTTCTTTATTTGGATTGTCCCAAATCTTACAGTCATTCTGGTCTTTTTTATGCATTTTTTAGATCAAATGAAATAATATTAAAAGAACCAGAAATTGGAAAATTAATTATTTTTCCATCTTGGATATATCATGGTACTTATCCGCAACCTAAAGGATTGAGACATACTTTGAGTATTGATTTTACATTAAATGCCAATTTATGTTAAAGAGTGTCCCATTGATAAGTGGTAATTTTTTGGAGACCCCTTGACAAGACTCAAAATGTGTGCTAGAATAAAGAGGACCACTGTGTGCCCATAATGCAAATTGACCGCAAAACCCTACAAGAACTTCGTGAGTTACAAGAAGATATGTGCTCCCATTTTGTGGATGAAAACTTTCCACTTACAGGAGAAACTTATTGGGCTTGTGTAGAAGCACTTGCAACTACAAAACTTGCTGAACTTCGTGGAGAATTAGTTTATAACAATTGAGTGATGATTTATTAAGTGTCTAAATATTAACGCCTGACTGACTGCAATCTTCAGGTTGGAGAGTAGAAATACTCTCCTTTTTAATCTAAATAGTAATGCAGTCAGTTAGAATAGAAATGAACTATCTAAAAGTTTATTGTAATCTTATCAGGAAAGCAGAGAACAGAACTCCACCCGAAGGATATACAGAAAAACATCATACATTCCCAAAAAGTATCTTTGGAAAGAATAATAGAATTGTTACTCTTACATCAAGAGAACATTATATAGCACACGCATTATTGGAAAAAATTTGCATTAAAAGATATGGGAAAAATGATTTGAAAACTATAAAGATGATTTATGCACACCATATGATGTGTGTTCCAACCAAAGGAAATGAAAGAAGATATTGCAATTCCTATCTTTATCAAAATTTAAAAAAAAGATTTGTGAATACATTAAGTGAAACGAGAAGAGGCAAAAATAATCCAATGTATGGAAAAGTTATGTCGCAAGAAGATAAAATGAAAATAAGCGAAGATAGAAAAGGGAAAAAACCTTCATTGGAAACTAGGAAAAAAATGAGTGAGGCGCAAAAAGGAGAAAAACATCATCTATATGGCAAAATAGGCGAAAATAGTCCTAGTTACGGACGCACACATTCATTGGAATCTAGAAGAAAAATGAGTAAATCCAGAAGTGGAGAAAAAAATTGTATGTATGGAAAAATGGGAAAAAATAATCCCAATTCAAAATATTGGAAAATTACATTTTTGGGTGGAGATGAAATTGATATATGTGGTTTGAATAGTTGGGCAAAAGAAAATGGATATAATGGGGGGTGCATACATAATGTTTATACAGGAAAAAGTAAAAAACATAAAGATATCATAAAAGTGTGTATTTTAGATTGACATATAAATAATCTAAGATAAACGCTAAGAGTAATATCAATGCCACTCTCCAGGTTAGAAAATTTCCTAAAGAATGCTGAAGGTAACATTCTTTATGTTAATCCATCAGATTTTGATGCAACTGATAGTTATGAAAATAAGGGCAATAGTTTAGCCCGCCCATTTAAATCTATCCAAAGAGCACTAATAGAGGCAGCAAGATTTTCATATCAGTCAGGAAGAAATAACGATAGAATTGATAGAACAACCGTACTTGTATATCCTGGAACTCATTATATTGATAATCGTCCAGGATTTGCAATTGATACTACCGGAGCACTAAAGCAGAGAACTGGATCTGGTTCTGGTGTTTCTTGGGCAAGTGGTGTTACAATCAATGAACTTGGATCGGCATTTAATACAGATGTACTTGACGCAAATAACGATTTATATAAATTAAACTCGGTAGATGGTGGTATAATCATTCCTCGTGGTGTATCCATTATTGGTTATGATTTAAGAAAAACTAAAATTCGTCCATTATATGTTCCAGACCCACTAGACGATTATATTAACACTTCTTCTATTTTTAATGTAACTGGTACTTGCTATTTCAGTATCTTTACATTTTTAGATGCAGATACTACAAAATTCTCTTATAAAAATTATAACAATACTACAAATTTCCCAAATTATTCTCACCACAAACTAACTGCATTTGCATATGCTGATGGTGTGAACAATGTAAAGATCAGCAACGTAGATAGTGGATTAACTGATCTGCAGATGTATTACCACAAACTTACTTTAGTTTATGGTAATAGTTCCGGAAGACCAATTATAGATTATCCAGTTGGTCTTGATTTTGAACCAAGTGTAGATGAATATCGTATTGTTGGAAATCTAAACGCAAACAATCTTGGAATCACAAGTATTCGTTCTGGTGATGGGGTAACCCCATCTTCATCTATTACTGTAACCACCAACGCAACTCACGGTCTTTTTGTTGATACTCCAATTTTAATGAAGGGTGTTGGTATTGATACCAGCATTTATAATGGTTCATTTGTCGTAAGTGGTATCGTAGGACTCACCACATTCACCTATAAATCATTAGGATCTCCAACAAATCCAGTTCCAGATCCTGTTACTTATCTTCAAGATGCACAAGTTGTTATAGAAGCAGATAGCGTTTCTTCTGCTTCTCCTTATATCTTTAACTGTTCTATAAGATCAGTTTATGGTATGAGCGGAATACACGCTGATGGAAGCAAATCCACTGGTTTTAAATCAATGGTTGTGGCACAATTTACTGGTGTGTCACTACAGAAAGATGATAATGCTTTTATTGATTATGATCCAATTAGCAAATCGTTCAAAGACAATAGTCAATCGTCAAATTCTCCACTACATACATATTCTGGTTCAATTTACAAACCAACCTACGAAAACTATCACGTAAAAGTATCAAATGGTGGTTTTATTCAATGTGTATCTATCTTTGCAATTGGTTATGCTAGACAATTTTTAGCTGAAAGTGGTGGTGATATGTCTATCACCAACTCCAATAGTAATTTTGGTGCCGTAGCTCTTGAATCTGTTGGTTTTCGTAAGGAAGCATTTGATCGTGACAATACTGGTTACATCACTCACATCATTCCACCTAGAGAAATTACCACAAATGAAAATGAAGTAACTTGGTTATCATTAGATATCGCAAAAACAATTTCAGCAGCGACAGTTTCAAATCTATATCTTTATGGATATAATAGTTTGGATATTGCTCCGCCACATCAGGTTGATAGTTATCGTATTGGAGCAAAACAAAACGAACTGTTAAATCTAACAGTAACTATTGGAACAGCGCAAACAACTTATACTGCACCAATATTAATGCAGTCTCCTAGTGGTTCAGTATATTCTGCAAAGAAAGTATCTACCGTTGGAAGATCCGCAGGAATTAATAGCATCAGTAGTGATATTTTTACACTCACAGGTGCCCACAACTTCTATAATGGAGAAAAAGTAAGGGTATTTAGTGATACTGCCGAATCACCAAATAATATCGAATTAAATAAAGTCTATTATATTTCCACAACTGGTTCTTCAAATCAAGTTAAACTTTCACCAACATATAGTGATGCAATTGCTGCAACTCCAAGAACTATTAATGGAACTAATAATCTTGGTGGTATTCTTACTATTGTTAGTTCAGTAACTGACAAACAACCAGGAGATCTCGGACATCCAATTCAATTTGATTTTACGAATTCAAATTGGTATATTACTTGTTCCAATTCTACTCAAAACAATAGCATTTATAATGCTATTGTGGGATTGGGTACAACTGGATTGGGATTAGAATCTGGATCTACTTTCGTAAAAAGAAAATTAGATAATCGTTCATTAAATGAAAGAATTTATAAACTTCGTTATGTAATTCCAAAAGAAGCAACAAATGCAAGACCACCAATTGCTGGTTACACTCTTCAAGAAAGTAGCACAACAACAATTGATAGTCCTGGAGTTTTGACTGGAGATCTTTCTAATTCCATTCAACTCAAAAATCCAAAAATCATTACTGGAGCATCGTATTCTTCAAATGTAATTACCATTACAACTGAACTTCCACACAATTTAAGTTCTGGTGACGGAATTAAGATACAAAATGTATTGAGTTCAAATAATCCAACTGGTTCAGCATCTTCAGTATTTAATGGTTCTTTCGCAATTGCATCAGTTCCAAGTAGCAAAACATTTACTATTTCTAGTATTGCTACTGATCCTGGTTCTTTTGCAAATATCACAAATCAAAGAACCACTTCACAACAAGTTGCAGCACTTCCAACTGTAACTAGGGAAAGATATTATGATACTTATTTCATCTATAGAATTGATGAAATTAAGAAGTTTATTCCTGGATCTTCAACTACAGGACAAGATGGTATCTATCATCTTACAGTAATGTCTTCGGGTGAATCACCAACACTTAAAAATGTTGGATATGGTATTAGTTATAAAAACTACAATCAAGATGTTCGTAATCTTTATCCTCAATTGGATAGAGATAATTATAATTCAGACCCAAAAGCATCAACATCTTATGCAGATATTCAACCACTTGGAAAAGTCACAACAGATGATAAGAGAAATTCAGTCACAAAAGAAACTCTTGACTCATTTATAAGAGAAAATACAATTGGTTTTGGTATTACTTATGCTGCTGTAACTGGAACTGCTGTTACTTTCTATACAGATAGAGAACACAACCTAAATGCGATTTCTGCACTTTCATTAACTGCTACTGGTTCTGGATATGGTTCAACAACTCTTTATTCTGCTGCTTTGGTGGGCGGAACTGGAGCAGGAACTAATGCAACAGTTAAAGTTTCATTGACTGCTGGTGTTCCAATAGATGTAAGTATTGTAGATGGTGGTAGTGCTTATGGTGTAGGAAATACAATGAGTATTGCAGGTGGAACAACACTTGCAACTGTACAAGTAACTTCTATTAATAATAATATTGGCGATTCAATTCAAATCGTTGGATTTGCAAGTGAAGGTTATAATGGTCTATTTAAAATTACAGCAATTTCTGGACCAAAACAATTTACAGTTTATAATGCAAATAATGTTGGTGTTTATACGTCTAGAACTGACGGCACATTGCCTTATGCCGCAATTACGGCAGAAGGTTCAACAATTTCAACTTTAAACTTTACTGATATTAGGACTGGAATTGCAACAGTTACTACATCTACATCTCACGGATTGCTTGTTGGTAATAAATTTACAATTGTTGGTACAGGAAAGACAATCTATGATAGTTCATTTGTAGTCAAAAATGTAGTTGGTCTTACCACATTTACATTTAATGTTGGTGTCGTAACTGCAACTCAACCTTATGTAAGTGGTGGAACAGTTTTAAAACAAGGTATTGGAGTAAATGCTCTTCCAATTGGTGATGGTGAAAGCAATCTTGGTGGTCGCACATCTTACATTTATGGTGGAATTTCTGTAACACTTGGAAGTTCTTTATCTCCTTCTGCAACTACAATTAATCTCTCAAGTCCAAATGGATTCAAAAAGGGCGATTTCATTCAAATTAATTCAGAAATTCTTCGTATCTTAAATGATACTTGCACATCTGTAATTCGCGGACAATTTGGTACAATTTCAGCAGCAGCAGATAGCGGAACCCTTGTTAAGAAAATTCGTATCATTCCAATTCAATTCCATCGTCCATCATATCTTCGTGCTTCTGGGCACACATTTGAATATGTTGGATATGGTCCTGGCAACTATTCAACTGGTCTTCCGCAAAAGCAAACTAAAATTCTAAGTTCCGATGAAGTAATTGTTTCCCAAGCAAAAGAACAAGATGGGGGAACAATCGTTTATTCTGGTATGAATGATTTGGGTGAGTTTTATTCTGGTTCAAAGAAATTAACTTCCATCACTGGAGAAGAAGAACTATTTGATGCTCCAATATTCACTTATACTGGAGATGATGCAAATACAGATTTGACCCAGAGATTGAGTGGATATTATGATGATATTGTCGTAAAAGAAAGAATTACAGTTGAAGGTGGTGAAAATAATAATCAAACATCACAATTCTATGGTCCTGCAAATTTTACACAGAAAATTACAAATACATCAGATAACGGAATTGAAACTAAAAACTTATTCATTAAAGGAACTGCTTCTCAATCAAAATTAATTACTGTTGGAATTTCTACTCCAACTTCTGCAGTAATTGCTGGTTCTCGTTCTGGCGATATTTCTCTAATTTCCAGTCCAGTGTCTGGTGGATATGTAGGTCACGTTTATGCCGATAGTGACTGGAAGAGATTTGGAATGATTAGTATGGAGAAGGACTTGGATGTTCTTCGTTTAGATAGACTTGGAATTGGTCAAACAAATGCAACATTCCCATTCACAAATGAATTGGAAGTGAATGGAACTGCAAGATTTAAAAATCTTTATGTGACTGAATCTGTTACATTTATTACTCCACAAACATTTAGTAGTGTTGCGTTTGAAGGAATCACGATTTATAATAATGCAGTTTTCCCAGGAACAAATTCAGTCGGAGCAATTGTAACTGCTTATACCCAGAAACACATACAAGGCATTTCGCAACTTTATAATTTAGAAGTTACTGGTACTGGTGTTACTTTCTCTAATACTGCAAATATTAACGTTGGTAGTTCTTTCAATTCAACCTATGCTGGTGTTTCTACATTTGCTGGATATTTAAATGTAAGTTCTTCTACTATTAGTGCTCTTACTGGTACTGCTGTAACCTACACTACTGGTAATATCACAACATTGACTGGCACTTATGCTTATCAAAATGTTGGCATAATTACAGCACTTGCTGGTACTGCTGTGACTTATACTAGTGGTAATATCACCACATTGAGTGGTACTTATGCTTATCAAAATGTAGGAATTATTACAGCACTTGCTGGTACTGCTGTTACTTATACAAATGCTACAATTACCAATTTAAATAATACTGGAATTAGTACAGTTAGTACTTCTGGTATTGATTTTAAAGGAACTTCTGGATTTACTAAATTAGTAGCATCATCAACTGCAAGTGGAACTCTCACATTACCAGCAGCAACAGATACACTAGTTGGTAAAAATACTTCTGATGCCTTAACTAATAAAACAATTGCTGCTGGTTCAAATACGATTACTGGACTGACAAATACCAATCTTTCTGGTTCTGCTGCAATTTCAAATGCAAATCTAGCAAATAGCACGATTTCTAGTATTGCTCTTGGAAGTAATCTTGGAGATTTAACTCTCAATACCCATTTAAGTTATACAAGTGGTTCCACATATAATGGAAGTACAGCAAGAGTACTTAATGTTGATGCAAAATCAACTTGGACTCTTGGTGATAATAGCGCAAGTATTGTTTCTAGAGATGTGAATGGCGATTTTGCTGCTCGTGATATTACAAGTAGAACTCTCACTTCAAATATTGTAACAGGAACTGCGCCATTTGTTGTATCTTCTACTACACAAGTTAGTAACTTAAATGTTTCTTATCTGCAAGGTTATGAAACTGCAAGCGCAAATACGGCAAACCGTATTGTACTTCGTGATGGTTCTGGTAACTTTAGTGCTGGTACGATTAGTGCTACCAACTTAAATGGAACTCTTCAGTATAGTGTTTCTACTGGAACTTACTTGTCTGGATCATTTAATAACTCTGCATCTGCAACTATTACAATAAATGCTACAAGTGCAAATACTGCATCTACAGTAGTTGCTCGTGATGCTTCAGGTAACTTTAGTGCTGGAACTATTACTGCAACTTTAACTGGTACGGCAAGTGCTCTTGTAACTGGAAATAATTATCAAGTTAATTCCTTTGGTGTTGGAACTGCTGCTTCGGGTACTGCTGGTGAAATTCGTGCAACAAATGATATTACCGCATTCTATTCTGATTTGAGACTGAAAGAAAATATCAGTCCAATTGCAAATGCTCTTAATAAAGTATGTTCTCTTCGTGGAGTTACATATAATGCAAATGATGTTGCTGCTTCTTTTGGTTATACAAGAGAAGAACAAGTTGGTGTCATCGCACAAGAAGTAGAAAAAGTACTTCCACAAGTTGTGAAAGCAGCACCATTTGATATTGATGTGGATGATGACGGAAATGAATATTCCAGAAGTGGTGAAAATTACAAGACTGTTAAATATGAAAAAATTGTACCACTTCTAATTGAAGCAATTAAAGAACTTTCGGAAAAAGTAAGGAGGTTAGAAAATGACCCTACCAAGTAGTGGTGCTATTAGTTTCTCACAAATTAGAAGTGAATTTGGTTCTGTTGGAAATGATGGATTGTCAAGTTATGGTGCATTAGATTCTGGAATTCCAGCAAGTGGTGCAACTATAAAATTTTCTAATTTTTATAATAAAATATTAAACGCAACAAGAACTGTGAGCACAAATCAAACTAATTATAATGCCAGAACTGATTTCCAAAATGCAACAATTGTTGGAGGAAAGAAAACAACAGCAACTGTTTATAGTTCAAATCAAACAGTCAAATATTATTTAACTGTAGATAGTGGTATTGTGATAGGGGCTTCAGATACAGCAAATACCGCTTTTGTTACTGGAAATTGGCCTGGCGGATCTTATTTTCAATTAAATAATGTTGGTTATATTGTTGGCGCAGGCGGATCTGGTGCTGGTGATGCTGGTGGTGCTGGTGGTGCTGGCGGCAATGCATTAAATGCATCTTATAATTTAGCAATAAACAATACTGGAACAATTGCTGGCGGAGGCGGTGGTGGTGGTGCTGGATCTGATGGATATGCAAACGGTTGTCAACAAACTGGTTGTTGCCAACAAGAATGTTATACTGCTACTGCTGTTCACGGCGGTGGAGGTGGTGGTGCTGGTTTTCCTGCCGGTACAGGTGGGTATAATGCAGGAAGTTCTGGTTCTTTAACTGCTGGTGGTGCTGGTGGTGGTGGATACTGTAGCTCAAATGGAAATCAAACTGCTTGTTCTACTTCTGGTGGATCTGGTGGTGCTTTAGGTGCCGTGGGTAGTGGTAGTGCTGGATCTGGTGGTGCAGCAGGAAACTATATAGTTGGTAACTCATATGTAACTTGGTTAGCATATGGTAGTATAGCAGGAGGGGCATCATAATGCCAACGGTTAAAATTGTAAGTATAGATGAAACTAGTAACAGTATTATAGCAAAAATATGGGATTCGTCTTTAAATAAAAGTATAGATGACTATCCCGCAATTGCTGTGGATTTGTCTCGTATAGATCTTGATGGTGATGTTACAAGTCAATTGGTAAATCTTCTTTTGGGGCAATTAAATTATCAAAAAAGTCTTGAGATTAATATTGAAGATCATCATTACAAAAAACTTGAATCTATGATTGGATTAGAATTATCCCCAACTAAAGATGAGGGATTAGATATTTTAATTGATCCAACTAATCCAAATAGTCAGGAACAACTTAAAGAAAATTGGTAATTAATTATGAAAGTTTTTAGAGATAGAGACAATAGACTCATTTTGACATATTGGGAAATGAATAAAAATGAAGAATTTTATACCTGTGATTTATCTACTATTCCAAAAGGAGAAGACGGAAAAATAGAAGATTATGGATGCACTTTTACCACTAGTGGCAAAATCACATATCAAGAATCTGGAAGTGATCTTATAGAAACTTCAATAACTGGGGAAGCAAATAATAGAAGACCACAAAAATCAGTTAAGATGATAATGCTTGAAGATAATACTAAATTTTGCTATTGTTTGGGTTTTGATGCATTGTTGACCACAAATACTTGCTCCGGTCAAGGAGATGTGACGAGTTCATCAGCAAGAAAATTAATTGGTGAAAGTATTTTTGTTTCTTCTGGAATATTTTTAGATATTCAGGATACAGAAAAAGATTTTTATATTGCAAATCCACTTTTAAATTCAGAACCAAATACTATATCATACAAAAAAGAAAATTCAAATGATTTTATTAATTTGGAATTCGGCAAATATTTAAAAATCATATCTGGAGAAACTATCACATTAAAATCAACACTTGACATTCACATCCCAAAAGTGTATTATTAATATGCACTAAATAATCCCGTAGTTATTCTATATCACGTATGAAACCACAAGAAATGCTTGAAAATTTGACTAAACAAGCAGAAGAACTTCGCCAAGATATTCTTCAGACCGAACAATCATTTATTCAAAAGAAAGAACAATTCATTCGTCTTCAAGGAGCAATTGAAGCACTCAATCTTGTTCTTCAAGAAGAAGCACCAACAGAAGTTGTAGCAGCAGAATAAAAACCTACTTTAAAATTTAATACTAAATAAAAGAGGGATATATATCCCTCTTTTTTGGTAAATACCGAAATCTATAAATGAGCACACCAATTAGGATAAAAAGATCCTCTGTTCCCGGAAAACCTCCTGGTCTTACGGATATACAAATAGGAGAATTAGGTCTTAATACTTATGATGCTGAACTTTATACCAGACGAGAAAGAACTGGTATAGGAACAGACATCATAAGATTGGGTGCTGGATCCACTGT